ACTGCTTCCAAATCAGGAAATCTTGGGAGGGAATGTGGGACGATCTTCTTTCTCAGAAGATGTCGGAACGATCGAGGAAAAGATTGGCTTCGGCCTTGAAAAGTACTCGTCGTCTTTTCGATAAACCGTGTCGCTCTTGCGACGAAGAGATGAAGGAAGAAGAGAAAAATAAGTGGCTTCAGCACATGAAGGAGGGTCCCGTCACGAGTCCTGCTCGTTGGGCTCCGGATCCCCTAGGCATGTTAGCCCTCCACATTAGGGAGTTGCTGAGTGGCTGGAAGAGAGAAGAGGAGGAGGGAAGAAGGGACGAGTATTGTCCTGATCAACAGGGCTGTTTTGAGACTCCGGCCGGTGAGGGCGGGACTCTGGGTACGGCAGAAAACGAAGAGTCTACCGATTACTCTTTACTTCGCCTAGGCGTAGCTAAGACGAAAGGGAAGGCTCGTGTAGTGACTATGCAACCCGCGAGAGTCAAGCGTTTGCTGACCCCGGTTCATAATAGCCTTTACAATCACCTGAGTAAATCGGGTGCAATTGTCCGAGGGGATTTTACTAAGGAGGACGCAGAGTCTGTTATTTTAGACAGGCGTCCAGGTGAGCTTTTCACGTCGGGCGATTACAGTTCGGCGACTAACGAATTGCACCAGGATGCGGTAAAGACTGTCGTAGCAGAGATATGTGCTTCTCCTGCCGTCTCTCCTGACGAGAAAAAGGTCCTGTGGCAGTCGTTCCAACGACTACGTGTTAAGACATGCCACGGAGTGGTAGAGGTTAACAGAGGCTCTATGATGGGAAATTTGGTGTCTTTCCCTATCCTCTGTCTTATTAACATGGCCTGCTACCACATCGTGTGTGACATCATGCACGGACCCTTTAATCGTCGGGTAGGGAAGTTCAACGGTGATGACTGCCTTTTTAACGCGGATCAGAGGTTTTATGATCTTTGGACCGAAGTCACATCGACCTTTGGCCTAGTCGTGAACCACGAGAAAACGGGTCGCTCCGAGCGTTGGTTGGATCTTAATTCGACCTCTTATGACGCTTGGGCCCATCGGTTTGTGGCAAAGCCTGTGTTGAGCTTCCTTCTCCGTGAGAGGGACGTACGGGAGTGCGTAGTTAACCAGGTCCTTCAAGGCCTGAGGTCGTTCAAGAACTCCGTTAAGGAGTATGTCCTGAACGTCCTCTTGAGGAGAGAAATTTCCTTGAGAGGTGTGGACATCAATACGATTCCTGTTAAATGGCTACGCGCGCTGATAAAAAGAGCGTGGTTTCGAAATGCTCTCGTCAGAGGACCGGCCCCTGTCAAGG